GCAGCCGGCAGGAATAACGAATGCTCTTGTACCTGCTGCATCAGCATAGGTGATAGCGTCTGTTTGACCTACAACAGTAGCGCCCATGTTACGGATTGTGCCGGCAGTTGTGCCGGTGGTGTTTTTAACGGTACCTAATAACCAAGGACCAAGGTGAGAAGCGAAAGCCATTTTAATCTCCAAATGCACTGTTCCGCGTCGTCTTGTGCGAGCCTGCTAGGTCAGTCGACGCAGAGAATTAATCCTAGACTCGACTCGCATATTACCTGAATGGCTGGGAAGTGCAAGAGGTTTATTTAGGTTTTCTAAATACTTGATGACCTTCGCCAGATGCCCAAAATTCTTTCATCTGCTTGCGCTTACTTTCACCTCTTTCTACTGCCCCACAACTTGGGCAACCACGGCCTTTACGAAACTGAGCGGCATACTGTGAAAATACACCGTGGTCTTGGCATACACATCCTTCAATACGATTCAACGCACCTGTATACAAGGCGTTTGAAAAATCATACCTGTCCTTAATTTCTTGCGGAAATTTAGCTAACACATCACTAAACGGTTTTGGGTCTTGTTTAACTGCGTTACGCTTCATGTTTTCGCGAGCTTTTTCTAATCCTTCAGGTGTGTATACTCTTGGTTCTTTCTTAACTCCACGTTGTGTGTCACCTATCTTTTTACGTGTTTCTTCTGATACGGTTTTACCATATCGGTAGTGGTTTTCGCCTTTGTTTTTATCACTAGCTGCTCGAGCCTCTACGATTTTTAAGCGTGTTTCTTCAGTATGCTTTCTTCCCATGCGAGGGTGAATTGAAGGGTTATTTGCGTATAGTGTTTTTAATGATTGGCTTATTTTTTCTCTAACCTCTCTTTGAGTTGAGGAGGGTATTTGTGTGGACAGCGCGGTGTTATAGCAATGTAGTTGCCCTGCATTTACGACTAAGTATGTATCTTCGACTGTTAGCAGGTCGTCATCTGATACTTCTTCTATGATTACAAACTCAAAGGCATCCTCACCGTATTCGTCCCATGCTTGTTGTAGCTTCACGCAATGATGTTTTTGTTTTTTAAGCGATGTCCAATGTTCCCATTTTCTGCGCTTATGATTTACAGCGCTCCCAACGTAAAAGTCATCGGTAACAACATTAATTATTTTGTAGATAACGCCCATAATATAAATCCCGTAAAAGTTATTGTTTGGTAAGTATATCATTCTCAGGCTTTATGTCAACTGCTCATAAAAAAGCCCTCCGAAGAGGGCTTTATAACACCTAAGTGTTTGATTTTACTTAAGAACCTGACGATCCATAAATGGCTAGAGGGTCAGAAAAGCCAAATGAGTAACGTTCTCTCGCTTTATAACGTACGTTACCGCTATCAAAGTCACCATCAAAAGATGTCGTCAGTGGGCTACGAACGAAATGTTTTAACCCATTTGGAACGTCCGTGGTTAAGAACCAAGCGTTGGTGTCAGTCAAGAAGTGGTTGATAGCATAGCCTTCAGGAACAGCACCGTTGTTTTTCAACGCGTTGATGTCGTTGTCGGTTGTACCAACACGAAGTTCAGTTTCCAACAAACGAGTTGCAACGAATTGCAATGCTGGTGGAACGATCAACTTCTTAGGTTTAGCAGCAATCAATAAACCACGTTCGTCAGTCCATGCAGCGATTTGGATCACAGCATTTTCCAATGAAGTTTCGTTTAAGTCAGCAGCGGTAGATGGGATGTTGCTGTTTGTGCCGCCATTCACTAATGGGTGGTTAGCACTGAACAAAGATACACCGTCACCCCCAGTAACAGCTGCGCTGAAACCGTTGTTTAAAACGTTAGCTGCTTTAACCTGTTTGGTGTAAGCCATAGCACGAGCCAATGCTTTTGTATAACGAGCAGACAAAGAGTCATACAAGTTATCTTCGATAGCTTCTTCAGTTAAGCTGAAGCCCAAAGCAATTGTTTCGTGGTTGTATCGTGCAGTCCAAGCTTCTTGAGCATTGTCATATTGAAGAGCTGAGCCTTCACTTTTGACAGGAGCTGCTGAGAAACCAGACAGTTTTGTTTCTTCTTCAAAAGAACGTTCAGAAGTCTCTGTTTCGTAGATTTCTTTATGTTCTTCACCGTAACGAGCGTATTCCAAACCGAACAAAGCGTTCAGACCCGGTAACAACTCTTTTAATAGCTGGGCGCGTGAAATTGCCATTAATCAACTCCTAATTAAACTGCTGTAGCAGAATAGTAACCGTGATAACCGAAGTTAAACTTCACGAGCACTTCTGGGTACTGTGTGAACACCAATGTTGAACCAGCTGCAAAAGCTGTAGTTGGTGCTGCATTAAGCACAACTGTAGTAGCACCAGCAGCTGCTGCTGTAGCCACAAATGAGCCACTTTGGATTACTTGACCTGCAGAATCTAAACTACCTACATCAGTACCAACAACTAACGCTTGAGTCAACGCAGTGCTTGTAGTAACAGTCGCTGTAGAGATAGACGAATAAGTTGCAGTACCCAAAGACACAGCAGTATCACGAACGATGTCAACAACACGGAATGGTAAGGTCGCAGTGCTCAATGCAGTTGGAACCAAAATCGCGTTAGCTGAGTCACCGGTATTAGCGCTACCTGCGTTAGTGGTAATACCACCTACGTTAGAACCCACCATTACTTGAGCAACAGAACCAATATTTGCTGCAGAAGTACACATAACCGCTCTGATAACGATGTCTGGATCATCAGAGATAATCGCAGTGATGTCACCGGCAGCCACGTTGCCCGGATAATACTGGCTCCACAACCGTTGTTTGGTTGATGGGCTAGTGTAGTAACAACCTAAGAAAATACCGGTTGTTTGATTAGCGGTAGTAGCAGATGCGATAGACGCACGAGTTACGAAGCCGTTAACTTCTTTAATTGCATCGCCAAAGTAAATTGGTGTAGCGTAGTTGTACTGGATTTGCACATTACGTGTAGAACCCGAGAATACTTGACCGCCTAACAAATTTACCGGCTTGTACCCATATGGGGCTGAAACGACAGGATAAGCCATTATAAACTCCTAAAAATTAAGAACCTTTACCGAAAGAAGTTGTTGATTTGCGTTCTCTAAATAGAGGCATACGCGCATCATTTTCTCTCATAAAACTATTGTCTACTGCACTCGCTTGAGATTCTGTGGCGTTAGCATAATGTGCTCTACGTTGGTCCATAAATTCTTTAGGGATCTTGCATAACAATAGGCCGCCAATTTCGATGTTGTCTTTATATCGACCCTCGCCAGAGGCTAACAGTGTGTATTTTGGTTGCTCTTCAATTCTTACTGGTTCCCAACCCTCACGAAACGATTTTGAAATGTTGCTAGGGTCATCTTTGTTCAGCATTGAAACGCGAATCCATCTATAGGCGAAACCATCCTCTTTGTCAGGTTCAGGGAGCGCTTCAGGTGGCATCCACTGCTTAGGACGCTCTGTTAGTGCTCTGGTTTCTAGCTCGCGAGTTATTCTGTTTTGTGTAGTAGCCATTATTTATTCTCCAATTTTAAAACTTCTCTAGCGTAAACTTCAGGGGTTAGACCAAACTTTTTGGCAATTTGGACCTGACTCTGAGTAAGTCTTATCTTATTCGAGGATGTGCTACGGGTTGCCGGCGCTACGACTGTGCGTGGTTTTGCCTTGGGTTCCCCAAAATGCTCGCTAAACCTTGTGCGCATCGTCTTGTCCAATGTGCTGTAGTATTCGTCAGAACCTACTTCAACGCCACTATTTACTAGCTTCTGGTGTAAGCCTAATGCCGCTGCTGTCATCTCCTCATCCTTACCAAACCAGCTGTTGCGTTCTTGCCACGCTTGCGCTTTACGGTCAGGTTGTACGGCTTGAGGCTGTACAGGTCGTTCTTCACGGCGCTGTTGTACAATATCTTCAGGTTCTTGTAAAGGGGTTTCCTTTAAATTTTCTGCACGAAGTACCTTTAATTGCGCCAAATTCATCTTTTCTTGCGCTGCAATCACGCCATCGGTGTCGCCAGACTCGTAAGCTTCTCTGTACGCGCGTCTAGCAGCGTCCATTTCCATTTGCGCATTAGTCTGTGCGGTAGAGATGTATTCCTTCTCACCGGTGCTGTATGCAGAACGTAGTTTTTGGTTCTCTTCATATAAACGTCTAGCTACCGCTAAAGCTTCTTCTTGCTCTCTAGCTAACTGTTCTTTAGCTCTACGTTCATCATGCCAAACCTTTTTAAGCTGTTTCAGCTTCTGTTTAACACCTTCGTCATACTCTTCAAGCTCATCACGATCTAAATCGTCAACGATCTCTTTAGGCATGGGTTGACGGCCTCGGTCTTCCTCCGGGGTATCGTCTTCAATCTCGATTTCAATATCAAGCTCAGTGTTCTGATCTTGTTCGTCTGGGAATTTATATTCTTCGTATTCAGCCATGTTCTACTCCTTATGCTCTCTTTATGCCGCGAGGGTCCTGAACGACCGCTTCAACCGAGTCATCATTGATAATTCGCATTTCTCGACCGTGAATCTTTAGTCGTGAACCAGCGTTCGGTCTAACCAAAATAAAATCACCTACCTTGCACCAAGGACCACTAGGGAATTTCTCTTCTGGGTAGCAATCTGGACCTAAAGCAACTACGAATAAAACAGTGGTTAATACTTCTTCGTGCTTCATAGTGACATCAGCTTTAATGATGCCACTTTCGTATTCCTTTTCTACTTCAGGAATAGCACATAAGATGCGGTAACCCGATGGTTTAGGTAGCTGGCTTGCTTTCTCTTCAGGGGTGGCTTCCAAGTTAACAGCACCAACTACTTGCGGTTTACTGGGGTTTGTAGCCAGTAATATCTCAGTCATCTGAGTTCTCCATTTTGTTTCTAAGGGTTTCAGTTAATTCCCTAGCGATGAGTAACCCTCGTACCTCACCACAGAGCCGTTTATATTCGTCAAAACTATCCGCCTTCCCGTGGCAGATAGCAT